CGCTCTTACCTTCATGAGTTTGGAATGTCTCAATAATACCTGAATGTTTATTTATATCGAGTATACGCTCAGTCATATCAGATGGCCTTAGCTTTTTTTAGTGCCGCTTTTTCTTTGGTTGTCGGGCTACATTCATCACCCTTTTTTACAATTCCATCTTTTGCAGTGTATAGTTTTTTAAGTGCAATACACTTAGTAACTTTCTTTTTCTCTTGATTTTCTTCAGACATTTTTACTCTCCAAAATTGGTTTGGGAATTCCCTTTCCCTTCAAGCCTCACCAAAGGCCAAGTCCAAAGGTGAGGCGAGAAACTTCTATTATGGGTTTGGCGCTGTGGTGTTATCCGCAATAATACCGCTAGCCGCTTCGTTTTTACTTTCTAGTGTGTACTCAGAAAGTAATTGTACGCGATCCGAATCGCCCGTTTTGGCTAGTGGCGTTTCTTCAAAAGTAGATAAGCTTGACAAACACCACTTATCCATTTCAAGAACAAGTACAGAAGATTGCTCCATGAAGCGGTTAGGCACTACAGAAAGAGAGCCAAAGTCACTTACATAAATGTCAATAGCAGTATTAACGCGAGCAGAATCGCCATCAACTGTGCGTTGAGCAGGGCCACTTGTGCCACCGCCAACAAAAGCAGACATCGCTTGCTTATTAAATGAACCTGCCATAATAACGTCAGGGTTTCCGCCTTCGTCCCAGATGCTTGCAAGTGTAGACTTAAGATCTGCTTCAACAAAAGGTGTTCCTGCGCCGGGGGTACGCGTATCAGTACCATCACCCGTAGGTGCTGAACCTGAGCCTGTCCAGTTAGTTGCTAACCAAGATTCAATGCCTGCTAATTCGCGAGCAACAACCTCAGAACCTGCAACTTTAGCTTTGTTTGATAACAAGATTAACTCTTGATCGCGCTTAAGCTCCATTGACATTTTAACAATCTGGTATTGCATTTCATCGCCACGGCCAGCACTGTCAACTTGACGTTGAGTACGTGAAACTTGAGGCGTTTTGGTGCTGATTTGCGTGTAGTTACCAAGGCGAACTGTCGGCGTTGATACAGTTGTGGTCGCGTCTGCGCCTTCAACAGCGGCATTGTTAGATGCTGCGCTTAAGCTGTCAGTTTGCCATTCGTGGTTGGTCGCTGTTGCTGTGTTTTTAGCGATACCAGACACAAAAGGCGTGTCCATTGGGCTAATATCATAAATTTCATTAGCAAGATCTTCTCGATTACCAATCGCGTCATAGGTTGAATATACGTCAGCCATTTTAATTACCTTTATTTTTAAGTTGTTTTTCGAGTTTTCGAAGTTTTACAAGATCTTCCACTTTACCATACTTTTTAACCCTAGATTTAAGGATTGAAATATCGCTGGTAATGCTTGATCGAGCTTGCGCTTTAGGTCTTGTACTTACCGGCGCTTTGCGTACTTTCTTTTCGATTGCAGCATTGCTTTTGTTTATCGAGTTGAACCTTGCAGCATCTAACATAACCTCGTAGTGTTTAGCCTCAAAAGTTGCAAGTTCTTTTTCTCCGATGCCTCTGCCTTTTGCATAATCAGACATTAACTCGGTATCTTCTAAGAACTTTTTGCTTTGTTTTCCGTTATCCATCCATTCTGGGTGGGCTTCAAACAATTCAGCGCTCACTTTTGCCATATCAACACTTCTCGGCGTTAACTCTGCTTTGGCATCATCTAACAGCTTTTTACGTCTGCTCATTTTTTCCGTATGCTCGATATACTTCTCTGGTTCGTACTCTCGCCATTCCGCTAAAGTTTCAGCGCTTGGTGTACCTTCTTTGATTATCGCGTCAAGTTGTGCGACCTTATCATCAAAGTTGGTTTTCTTTGCGTTGAACTCGTTCTGTTGTTCCTCTAAAGCTTTTCTATTGTCGGACAACTCTTGCGTCTTGCGAGTATAATCAGACTGTCTAAGGTTTCCTCGTTCCCATTCCTCTACTTCCCTAAGATTTATTTCACGCCCTTTATATTCGACGTAAAGATCTTCTTCGGCATCGGCATCAGCAACTAGGTTTGCCTCTTCTTCTTCTGACTCTTCAGCGTTATTAATGGGGTCTGCTTCTGCTGCCGCTTCCACTTCTTCCACTTCTTCCGCTGGCGCATCTTCTGACACGTTAACAACTTCTTGGCTTTCGGTTTGCTCGGCTGGCGAGTCCTTTTGCTTAGAAGCTAATCTTTTTTCAACCACTTCCCTTGGTGATATACTTTCTTGGAATTGAAACATCTTTGTGAGTCCTCTAGGTTATTCACGTTTTAAATAATATTTACAGCTTTTAAGCCTTTTTGCAACAAACTTAAAGTGTCTTCTGCTCTTGTGCCTTGTTTGACAATGTTTTCAAATTTATCTTGAAACTGTTTTATTAATTGCATACGTTGCCAAAGTTCGTGTCTTTCTTTAACATTTCTAAGCTTTGTATTGCTAAACTGCTCAAACATATCATGCTTTATATTTTCAATAGCTTCAGTATACAATGGATTTGATAATATTTCACTAGCCTTTCTCGCTCGCTCAATATCCGCCATTGCTTGCTTTGTTTGTTGTTGCGGTGTCTTCTTCATCTCTTGGCCTTTTTTATTTTGTGGTGTCTTTATCCATAGGTAAGCTTTGATTAACTCCGCCGCTATCTTTGCGGTAAATTAGTTCATCTTCTGGCACGTCTAAATCTTGCCAAGGGGGTTTAGCTCTGCGCTCTTCGGGTGTCATATTCATTCGTGTTTGAACTAGTCTCGCTTCGGCTTCACCTGCTAAACGCTTGTAAGCTGCGTTAGCATTATAATTCTGCGATTGTTTATCGTATACCGCCTTTTCAATAGGGGACGTTTTAATCCATTCTTTGTTTAATTTATCTAGTCCAAACTCTTTATCTACTACAATTCTGGCCCCTCGCTTTCTATAACCTTGCTCTATTAACTCACTTATTCTTTCTGTGTATTCTGCACTGCCCTCTATTTTATCAATAGATTCTTTTATCGGCGCGATATTTTTATTTATTTGATCTTTTGCTGCCTCTATCGCTCTTTTACCGGGGATACCACCCCTTTCAAAGCCTTCTATGTTTTGTACTGCGTGTTGTAGTTCGTGCAATGCTGTAGATTCAGTACCCTTGTAAAACTCAATCTTGCTTGAGTCCTTTTCTCTTGCCTCTTTCATCTTCCCTATAATCCAACTAGTATCATCAGCAATTTCTTTCTTTGCCTCATCTAAAGGAATATCGAATTCTTTGGCGTAATTTTCAGCATAGCCAGGCTTACTCCATTCAGTGACTTTATCAGCCCACTGTTTGATTTGCCCGCTTACATTTCCTACTGGCTTGGCTGGATCTTTAACCCTTATAAAGTGTGATTCTGGCTCACCTAATAACTTTGATTCACTTATTGAGCTGTAGCTACCCTGACTTGAAAGATTTGGCTCAAACGATACCGTCATATTTTCCCCTAGTATGCTTGGGTGTGAATCTTTAAGGTTGCCGTGTCTGATAACTTCACCTTTTGAAGTCTTAAAGCCAAACTCGCTCTCTTTCGGCTTGCTTGGATCCAATGAGTAGTTGCTATCATCTATTTCAAACTTCCAATCGCCTCTGTCATTAAACCAGCCGGTTTCTGACCATATTTCATCTCTATTTTTGCCTTGTAGTTCTAAGGTCTTAGCTTCCCTAAGCGCCCCTAGATTAGCATTTTTAGCCAATACCCCGGCAAAAATAGCCATGTCACCAACAACGGGCAAAGCGCCAACACCCGCAAGTGCAGCCTCTCCGTAATCCCCTTTTTGTATGGCCCGCCCTAACTCATCGCCGGCCGTGGCATCACCAACACCAGGCAACATTTCACCGATAGCCGTTACATTCGAGCCTATTCTTTGCGCTCCATACCTATCAGATATAACACCCGAATTGTAAAGAGCATCTGCAACACCTTGCCCCATCCTCTGACTTAGCGTTGGTTGGTATGGTTCGATAGTTTGCGGCGCTTGTTCTAATAAATCGGATTCACCTTTCAAAACCTGTTGCGAATACTTATTCCTTAAAAAGTTTCTAATGTCAGCGATAGGCATACTTTCAGGGAATTGCGCCTTGCCTACACCTTTAATATCAACTATGGGCATCTATTTAGCCTCTTGTGTAAAATCGCCGATTGTTGGATCAAAAACAAGTACATTGTCTTTAACTTGACTATTCAAGTCTTGACCTGCTTTAAGCTCTAGCTCGGTTAGCTTGATGGCTAAATCATCATTAGCCTTTTTGCTTTCTGCCGCTAACTTTTGCTGGAATTGTTGATTGTCAGCTTCTAGTTGTGCAACTTTTATTTGTGCATCAGATTGAGCCTTGACCATAAACGCTTGTTGTTTTATCTGTTCCGCTTCAGCGAGTGGATTTTGTGTCATTTGCATTTGTTCTTGCAACTGTAAAACCAATTGGTTTAGCTGCTCATTTTGAGCCTTTAATAACTCATCAGGTTCTTCAGGGTTATTGAAGAACTCGTTAGTTCTTGGCAAGCCTAGCCCATCAGTAATACGGTTTAATGTATTATAAATATCAACATCATCTGTTAATGCTGAACCATCAAGCTTAAGTTGTCTTTGTATAGCGTATATACCTTGTAGCGCTTCGATTAAGTTTTCATTGTCGCCAGCGCCTAGACCTACATTACTTTCTACATAATGCGTGTATTTCCATTTTTTAGGGTTAACAGTTAGCGCTTTGCCTAGCACTCTAAACTCTGTTTCTGTGTCTTGGTATCGTGACACAAGCCAAGCTATACCCTCGAACAACTTTCTAAACCCTGTTTCAGCATAATTGCGAGCTATTAGCTCAATTTTCGCCGTTCCTGCGTCTTGAACCCCATTAAATCGTGTTGCTGTTTCTTTCTCTATTGTGTCAGCGCTCAAACCTTGTGAAGCCAAAAGTGATCCGCTTGTTTGCGCTCGCGCTTGGTCTACATACTGCATAACCTGGAGCGTCTTATCACCTACATATGGAATCATTAAAGGAGACACAGCTTGCCCCGGTAACACTTGGGAATCTTCATCTAGTCTTACAATGCCGTTTTTTCTTACCGTTAACATATCATCTAGATCAACATCACCATGAACAACATTTCTAGGGTTATTGACCATGTAAATATTATCATTTAACCCCCGCATCAGCGCTGTTTTTTGTAATTGCGTTGGGTATGTTACTTCAGCCCTACTTCTACCTATGGCCTTATGCGGCATTAAGATAGCAGATAAAGAAGCGTACGGCGTATGGTTGTAATACTCATTCACTAGA